AAACAAAGATATAAATCCAGATGATAACTTAAGAAAAGCTGCAATAAAATGGTTAGACTATGTTAACGATCCTAAACAAGAGTGGGCTAACACTAGAAGATTAGGTTTCTGGTGGTTCTTAGGGGGCAACTTATCATCAGCTTTACTACAGCTAATGAGTAACGTACAGTTTGTTGGTCCTATGTTATCTCAGTTTGCTAATACACCTTTAGCTATTAAAGAATTAGGTAAAGCTACTGCTGAAGTAACTAAAATGTTAAAGCTTGGTAATCTAAAATTTCAAGATCAGTTCTTAGATTTTACATTACTACCTGATGATGTAAAAGAAGATGCCTTAAAAGATATAGCTAGTGGTTTACTAAAACAAGGATCTGCTATGAGAGAGGCTGGCATGCCTACAGGGTCAGCTATTAATATAACTAGAAGCAAAGCTAGAAATGCTTTTAGAACAGCTGAGAACACTATAATCGGTGGTGCTTTTAATACTATGGAAACTGTATCTCGTTTGATTGCTTATATTGCTACGCATAGACTAGCTCAAAATCCAGACTTTAGAAAAAAAGCAGATGACTTTTTATCTGCTGATCAACAATATGCTTTTAATAAAAATAATAATGATGGGATAGTTACTCCTAGAATACTAGCACAACACATGGTGGAGGAAGGTTTTGGTATTTATGGTAAATTAAATAGACCACAAATTATGAGAGGCTTTGGATCTACAATTTTCTTATTTCAAACTTACGTCAGTCAGATGTTTAGTTTATTATATAGAATGGCTACAGCAGGAGGTAGAGGTAACAAATTAGTAGGTCAAAAAATATTTGCAAAAATGCTTTTAATGTTACTGATTACTGGAGGAGCTTTTGGATTACCAGGAGCAGATGATGCTTCTTGGTTAGCATCTACTTTAGGTAGACTATTCCCAGGTGTGGATGTAGATCTTAGAAAAGAATTTAGAGAGATGTTAAGTGATGCTGGTTTACCTGCTAAAGCTATAGAGTATTTTGAAAATGGAGTTATTCAAGCTGCTGCAAATGTTAACGTACAACAAAGATTAAGTTTAGGAGTTATACCTGGATCAGGTCAAATCCGAGCGGTTGCTGGAGCTTTAGGTATTAGTAGTGGTGCTAGAATAGAAGAGTTTTTAGGAGCACCTGGTGCTATTGTTTTTCAAAATGCAAGAAGTCTTATAGAAGAACTTAGAAGCACAGGAGGTATTAGTTTTAAGGGAGCATATAGTGCTTTAACTCCTACGTTCATTAAGAATTTAGCAAAAGGATATAGTTACTCAGTAAATGGTGGTAGAGCTTACTCGAAACAAGGTACTTTAATAACAGACAATCTAAATGCATTAGACATTGTCTTACAAGCTGCAGGTTTTACCCCTACTGAAATATCTAAAAACAGAGAGCTGTTAAGATTAGAAAGATTTAACGGAGGTGCTACACAAGTTATTAGATCTAGATTTAACAGAAGAATTAAAGAAGCTTTTAGAATAGCTATGATTGGTAGACAAGATAGTGATGTAAAGGCAATACAAGAATCTCAAAAACAATTACAAGAAATTATGATTGACTTATACAAATTTAATAGTTCACAAGAATGGACTTATCAATTCCAGCCAGACTTGTATAGACTATTACAAGAAGCCATGCAAGATGTATACAAGTCTATGCGATTATCATCACAAGGTTTAAAAGACATGACTATGAATATGTATGATGCTCAGTTGCTAGGGGTTAAGACCCCCTAACAACCTAGCTTGTACTTAACACATCCAAGAAACCCAGTCTTGAGACTTGGTTACATTAGAAGTGTCAGCTACTACAGGAACTTGGAAAGTCACACCATACTGAGGGTGCGTAAACCATAAAGCTTGTTGAGGTCTTTCCGACACGAAACGATTTGAGTAAGCATACTCATCATACCCTTTAGTTGATCCATTAACAATCGTACCTTTTAAAGATATGTATTGATGGTAGTGTCCTAGTATCACGTAATCAATAGTTTTGTTTTGATTATTATACTCTTGCTTAATCTTCTGAACGCCCCTAGCTATAGGACCAAGCATACCTACTATACCAGAACCACCTGCAACGCCTAATCTGTCTCCATGTGTTAACAAATAACTAACACCGTATATCTTGTAGACCGTGTCAAACCCTGTTGGTATTTGGAATTGTATACGTTTGTCATTTTTAAAATGCCTTGCTAATAAATTATAAAGCATCCAATCATAGTTAGTTTTCGCGGCTTGTTTATGGCGATATTGCTTGTAAGTTCTAGAGTGATTACCAAATGTACATGGAACAAACACATTACCAAACACATCTGCAAATTTCTCAAGACCCCATGTCAAGTGATCTAATAAATCTAGCACGTGTTCTATATTAGTGCCGTCATTATTTTCCGCTAACTCGTCATGTATATCTCCAGATATCATGTCACCACCTAGAGGTACCACAATCCCAGGATACTTAGGATTCACCATATGATTAGTACATAAGTCAATTGTAGTTTCGATTACATTTTTAAATCTTTTCAAGGCTATGTTTCTATCATACTTATTAATACCATTGACAGCTTGTTCATCCACAACTTCACCCCAGTGAAAGTCCGATAGGAAAATAGTAGGAACTCCAGGTGCCCCCTTCGCAGGCGTGGATTTAGTTAACCATTTAGGTGGTTTGACTACATGCTTTTCTGCTTTGATTAGGCTGTCCTTAAGTCTTTGATGAGAGATATTATCTTTCGCGAGAGCTTCTATTTTCTTTTTAAGTTCCCTAACTTCTGCATCGTGCTCGAAATCTTTCTCAATCAATGCCGCTTCTGCATCAGGGGGCACGATAGTCGGTTTAACCCCTTGTAATTTAGCCGCTTCTATTCTTTCTATTAACGTAGTGCGGGGTATTCCTAGGGATCTAGAGGCTGCCGCTTTATTGCCTTTATTTTTAATGACCGCATTTAACGTATCAATTAAAGTATTTTTGTTTGTTGTTCTTGCCATGTTTTTCTCCTGTAGATTGGGGATATTACCACGTTTTTTACCCCTTGTCAACAACTTTCTCTAGTGGTATAATACTTGTTATGGAAAAAATTACAGATGAGATAATACTAGCTGTTCCTACTGTTAAAGTTGGTGGAGATGCAGTTGTAGTTGAAGAAGAATCAGACGATTCTGAGTAACCCCAAAACAAAAAGGAAAACAAATGAGTAAATATTATAATCCAAGAATAGGAGCTCCAGCTAAAAAGAAAGCCAACGTTTCTAAATCAAATGCACCAGGAGGCACACCTAAGTCTCCAAATAAAACTGGTAAGACAGGTACTAAAGCAGGACCTCCATTAGGAAAAACATCTCCTAAGAGTGAGATAAAAAAGAATCCAAATTCAGCCCCACAAAAATCTAAAGGTGGAAGTAAATCTGAAATAGTAAAGAAAGATTCAAAAACTTTTCCAAAGAAAAAAACTCCTAGCTCTAAAGGTCCTCCATCTTTACAAGCACCAAAGAAAAAAGAATCTCCTAAAGCTGGCAAAAAAGATAAGAACTATAATGTCGGAGTATCTAAAGGTGGCGTATCTTTCGGAGAAGCTTTTAGACACTTCAGAAATGAAGGTGCTAAAGAATTTACTTGGAATGGTAAAAAGTATCATACTAAAACTAAGGAGGAAATGTAATGCCACAAGGACCAGGAACATACGGAAGTAAAAAGGGCAGACCACCAAAGAAGAATATGATGAAGACAATGGCTAAGGCAGGTTTAACTGCTGGACAAAAGAAATTACCAGAGGCTCTTCAGAAAAAAATAATGAAGGCTAAGAAAAAGAAAACCTAATGCCTATAGCTAGGGCTGGTTTGTATCAGCAAACAAAGAATGGTACAAAAAAGAAACCCAAGAAGAAAAAGTTTTCTACTCCTGGATCTAGAGCTAGAGCTAAAGCTGATAGGATAAAGAAAGCTATTCTATCTCAACGAAGAGGAGAGGGTGGTCCTAAACAAAAAGTTGTAATGAGAGGATTTGTAAAGGCTTTATATGACAAGTTCAAAGACTAAAAAATCTACTGTAAACAAAGCAGGTAACTATACTAAACCTACGATGCGTAAGGCTTTATTCAATAGGATTAAAGCTGGAGGAAAAGGTGGTGCCCCTGGACAATGGTCAGCAAGAAAAGCACAAATGTTAGCCAAACAATATAAGGCTAAGGGTGGTGGCTATAAGTCATGACATTTATAAAAAGTATAAATGGCTGATCCTAAAGTAGGTACAGGTAAGAAACCTAAGGGATCAGGAAGAAGACTATACACAGATGAGAATCCGAAAGACACTGTTAGTATCAAGTTTGCTACTCCGACTGACGCAAAAAAGACGGTTGCAAAAGTACGGAAGATTAAGAAACCGTTTGCAAGAAAAGTTCAAATCCTTACTGTTGGAGAACAAAGGGCTAAAGTTATGGGTAAAAACAAAGTTGCTAACATTTTTAAAAAAGGAAAGACAAGCATAAGGAAAAGTCATGGCGCTAAAAAAATCACAAAGAAGTCTTAAGTCATGGACTAAACAGAAGTGGCGAACTAAATCTGGCAAGCCTTCTACTCAAGGACCTAAAGCTACAGGTGAAAGATACTTACCTTCATCTGCTATAAAAAATTTATCATCAAGTGAGTATGCAGCAACTACTGCTGCAAAGAGAAAAGGCAAAGCCCAAGGTAAACAGTTTGTGGCTCAACCAAAAAACATAAAAAAGAAAACTAAAAAATTTAGAAAGGTATCTGAATGTTTAATTTATTAATAGGTCCGCTAACATCTTTACTAGGAGATACAGTCAAAGGATTTGTCGAGACTAAAAAAGCTAAAGCAGATCTAGCTTTGACAGAAATTAAAGCGCAGAAAAGTTTAAAGGAGCAACAGATTGCAGGTAAAATATCTTGGGAAGCTTCAGCTGTAGATCAGATGAAAGGCTCGTGGAAAGACGAGGTAATTTTATTATGCCTGTTAGTTCCTGCGGTACTAGTATTTATTCCTGGATGGACACCCCACATTAAAGCAGGATTTGAAGCACTACATTCATTACCTGATTACTACAAACATTTATTATACATAGCCTGTTCAGCCAGCTTTGGTATCAAAGGAGCTAAAGGTGCTATGGGATTACTAACAAAAAAGAAATAGGAGAATATATAAATGCAAAAAAATTTAGAGGAGAGAGTAAAGGAACATGAGGGCTTTAGGAGTTCCGTATATTTAGATTCACTTGGCAAAGCCACTATAGGCTGGGGCCATTTGATAACTAAGGAGGATAAATATGAAGAAGGTATTGAATACAGCGTGGAAGATCTTGAAGAAACCTTTCAACTGGATCTGGAAAACGCTCGTCAAGGGGCTATGCGCGTTGCTCAAAGCAATGATATCGATCTTGACGATCACGAAAGTATCGTTAGAGAAGTTCTTATAGAAATGGTATTCCAACTTGGCGAAAGTGGAGTTGGTAAATTTAAAAAATTCTTAAGTAACTTGTCTCAAAGGAAGTACGAAATTGCATCTGATGAAATGCTAGACTCTCGTTGGGCTATGCAGACACCGCACCGTGCAGAAAAACTATCTTATATTATTAGAGTGTTAGCACATTAGTGGCGTTCTTAGTAGCTAATGTTCCGCCAACTGAAGTCCTTGTTAAAAAGGAGTATCTCTATGATTTTGAGAGGGGGCACGGTGAGTATGAACCAGGTATATGGATTACTGCCAAATCAATCCAAGGGCGTGCGTTATACTTTGAGACCTATCTCTACGAAACGGGCGCTCTCTACGATAAACTCCCTATATCGGCATTCGTCTGGAAAGAAACGCAAGAACAGATGGAGCTCGAGGATCTAGAGCTTTGGGATTGTTTTAGCTACCACATCTCAGTTATACAAAAGGTGAGTGTTGGGTCGGGGAAATGTAAATACAAGGCTCCAAACGGGAATTTTTATTATGGGGAGTATTTATATACTATAGATAGTTGTCATCCTGAATATAACATACCAGATATTGGGTATTCTGAAGTACCTACACAACATAAGTCTTTCAATATTATACAATTAGACAACGGACACTTTGCGGCTCAGCCTAATAACAGGGTTATATTTTATGATAAGTCTTTATCCCCAAAGAAGATGAGGTTCCCAGACTATAAGGTATCTACTATTGAATATGGTGTTGAGAATAAATCTAAGTATACTGCAGGGGATGATAATAATTTCTTTTATGAGTTCTCAGAACAGGACTAGGTAGTTTACACTACCCAGTTCGTCTGATTTATTCCTAGTACTTTATATAGTTACGAGGAAAAGATTTGTTGCTTTTGTAATAAGACAAAGCCCACTGCCAATCTTCTTTATATTCTGTCTTGGCAAAGTCTTCTAGACTTTCTTCATTCTGTTCTGATACAGAACTACCAAACATATTTACAAGCGAGTTGATAGAGTTTTTTGTTATTCCAAAAACTGTGTTCTTCATGTTTTCCATAGGTTCTCCCGTTTAGATATTTCAGCTAAGGCTCTCCAATAGTCCTTATCTTTGATAGGGAGTTTATCAAATTTGTTACGTTTAGTCAATTGAAAATCAGTGAATGACAGGTATAGCGTTTTTGCAAGGCTATCGTAAGGGGTAGAGTGTGGGTATTGATATTGATTCATTTGTTCTCCTATAATAAAAAAAGGGCAGACTTTTCAATCTGCCCTTCACTCGGTGTGGAAGTTGAGTATCCCCAAACTTTCCTTAAATATTCCATCTAAGGCTCGAAAGGTTCTTTGTGCCCCCCACTAAACTTAATATAATTATAACACATTATTTTAATAAAGTCAATACTAGAATGCATCAGACCAGTCACCTTGTACTGCACCTTTAGCATATTCAGTAGACCTAGTCTCAAAGAAATTCTCGTGTGCTTGTCCATTAACTATATAGTCTACCCAATCTAATGGGTTTTCTTTTACACCATAATTAGGTTTCAGTCCTAGCTGTAACAGTCTTCTGTCTGCCATATAGTGAATATACTTTTTAACATCATCAGCAGTGAGTCCTTCAACAGGACCTTGAGCAAATGCTAAGTCTATAAACTTCTCTTCGAGGTTTACCATATCCCTACATATATCGTACAATGACTTCTTGAACTCATCATTCCAAAGTTCGGGCTGCTCATCTAGTATAGTATGAAATAACTTAATCATGTTTTCAACGTGATGATTCTCATCTCTAATAGACCATGCAACAATCTGCCCCATGCCTTTCATCTTACCAAACCTTTGAAAGTTTAATAACATAATGAATGAGCCAAACAATTGTAAGCCTTCTCCGAACGCAGAGAACACAGCCATATCTCTAATAGCTTTTTGATTTTCCGTGCCCCCTTTACTTTCCCAAAGATAGTTATGTTTGTCTGCCATCTCTTTATATTCTTGGAAAGCTTTGTACTCTCTATCGTCCATACCTATAGTATCATTCAATAAAGAATAACT